CATAACCGCTTTGTTGGTAAGTTGACTCACATCACTGGTGAAACTCTGATTGACAACGCAGTTATCAAGTCGGCTATGGTTGATAAGCTGACGACAGCCAATTTTGAAGCTGGTTCGGTCACGACTACGATTTTAGACGCTGAAGCTGTTACTGCGGAAAAAATAAAAGTTGACCAGGCTTTCTTTAATAAATTTGTCGCAAACGAAGCTTACTTGAAACAACTATTTGCCAAGCAAGCCTTTATCAACCGCGTTCAGAGTGTCGCGATTGATGCAAGTCAGGTTAGCTCAGGTGTTTTAAGTGGTGATAGGATTTATGGTGGAACGATTAGAGGTTCTAATATTTATGGAGGAACCTTAACAGGGCATACCCAAATTCAACTAGGCTCTTATGGATCGTTTGATACTGTAAACGGTGGTTTACAGATTAACGTTCCACGAAACTATAATGCAAAAGATGGATTGGGTGTCCAGTTCATTGGTTCTTATGGTCGTGGCGAGAATGTCCCTTATGGTCTTTTTGTCTATAAAGATTCTGATTTCACAAGAGGAAATACTGCAACTCCAACAACTGAGTTTCTTTTAACAGTTGAAGGTTATATTAAAGCGAATGGAATTGGTTGGATGAGAACCGGGAAAGGGAGCATCAACGGGGGAACAACAGCTACTATTGGTTTTTGGAATTCAAACAATGTCTCTCTTGATTTTGGTGGCTCAGGAAATGATATTTATTATAGTTATAACGGTAAAGCGTACAGTTTGTGGACTATAGTCAATAAGCATTTCTCGGATAGACGTCTGAAAGAGAATATTGTGGATTGCAAGCACAAGGCTCTTGACTATATCCATCAATTCCAATTCAAGGAATACGATTGGAAGAAGCAAGAGGATAGACAGAAACAAGCACACACGAAGATTGGGTTGATTGCCCAAGAGGTCCAAGTAGTAGACCCTACGCTCGTCTATGAGAACGGTGACACGTTGAACCTTGATAATCTCAGATTGACTAATATCGCACTAAAAGCAATTCAGGAGCTTGCTCTTGAAAATCAAAAACTTACACACAGATTGGAGAACTTAGAAAATGAATACAGAACAGCTTAACCGCGCACTTCGGATGACAATCAATGACTTATCCGATACATCAAACGGTACAATGATTGCAAATAATATCTTGAGCATTCAGCTGGAAGAACAATTGGCTGAAAATCAAAGACTTCAAGCACGAGTGGATGAGCTGGAAGCTCTGCTTGATGAAGAAACTAAACCAGCAGACAAAGGAGAATAGACATGGCAATCAATGGTTATAACTTATCAACAAAACCATACTTAAGAATTTCTGGTTCTAATGTTGAGACCGTGGTAGAAATTCAATTATCAGAAGGAAATCGCTACAGCACTAACTCACGATCATTCCCTGGAGATCGTACAAATGAACCAGAAGATGTTTTGATTCAAGATGTGCTGGATATCCTAAAAGCCGAGCTAGATCCAGGAAGCGCCATCGTAAAAACACAGGCGCAGCTTGAACAGGCTAACCAGAAGATTGCGCAAAACGAGAGTGAACAGAACAAGCTTGTAGCTCTTGCAAATAAAATCGATAAAGTAGTGCGTGTCATGGCTCAAGATTCCATCATGGGCGAGAAAGTTTCTTACGGTACGACGTACAAAGAAATGGTCGAACTCTTCCCTCTTGCTGAAGTTGGTAAAGTTTATGAACCTGGTGCAATTTTTGTGGTGGAAGACCCAAATCACGTTGAAATCAATGGAGAAGGTAAACGCATTCTGATTCAAACCAATCAGTCATTCACCTATCAAGGAGAAACACTTACTCAACTTGAAGGGGCACCATCTCAAAATGGTTTACTTGCCGTCTGGAAATGGGATGGAACAAAAAACGACAAACAGACTCAAACATCTAATGAGTTAGAGACAAAACCTGTTCAGTAAAGGAGAATATATGAAAATCGAATTGTTTAACTTTTTTAGAAGTCTAATCCAAACAGAAGATGGCTTGGTATTGTATGCACTAGGCTTAATTGTGATTCTAGAAATCGTAGATTTTGCATCAGGGACGTTCGCAGCAATTGCAAATCCAGAAATTGAATACAAGAGTAAGATTGGCATTAACGGCCTGATTCGAAAGATTCTAGGGGTCCTCTTGTTGATGGTATTGATTCCGATGTCTGTCTTGCTACCTGAGAAGACAGGCTTCGCATTTCTATACTCAATTTACCTCGGATATTTGCTTTTTACATTCCAGTCACTCATCGAAAATTACCGTAAGTTAAAAGGTAACGTGACCATCTTCCAACCTATCATCAAGGCATTTGAGCGCTTATCTGGTGACAAAAACGACAAGAACGAAGGAGAACAATAATGGATATTGATACAAGTAGACTAAGAACTGATTTGCCACAGGTCGGAGAGCAACCCTATCGTCAGATTCACGCTCACTCGACTGGAAATTCACGATCTACCGCTCAAAATGAAGCAGATTATCACATGCGTAGACCAGCTGATTCTGGCTTCTTCTCTCACGTCGTTGGTAACGGTCGTGTGATGCAAACCTGGTACACCGACCGTGGTGCCTGGGACGTAGGTGGTGGCTGGAACGTAGAGGGTTACGGCCAAGTTGAGCTGATTGAAAGCCATGAAACTCAAGAAGAGTTTATGCGTGATTATAAACTCTATGTTGAGCTTTTGCGCAACCTTGCTGATGAAGCAGGGATTCCGAAAACGCTGGATTCTGACAGCCTAGCAGGCATTAAGACACATCAGTATTGTACATACAACCAGCCACGAAATGCAAGCGATCATGTGGATCCATATCCTTACTTAGCTAAATGGGGCATCAGCCGTGAGCAGTTTAAAAAGGATATCGAAGGTGGCTTATCTGAAGCAGGCTGGAAACGCAATGAAACTGGTTGGTGGTGGGAGGAGTCGGATGGTTCTTATCCGACAGACCGCTGGAAGCAAATCAACAACGAATGGTTCTATTTTGATAATCGTGGTTATTGCCTAATCAATCGATGGTTCAACGATGGTAAAGATTGGTTCTATTTAGACAAGCGTGGCGCAATGGTCACAGGATGGATGTTCCTCAACCATCGATGGTATTTCTTCAAATCAGACGGCCGCATGGCCACTGGTTGGGTTAAATATCGTGAAACATGGTATTTCATGGAAGAAAAAGACGGTTATATGCTGTCTAAACAATTCATCAAATCGGGAGACGGCTGGTATTACTTGAAGGCAAACGGTGAACTTCACACAGACCCAGCATTCAAAACAGAACCAGACGGGCTTATCACCGTCGTCGATAAACCAAAAGAAGAAAAATAAAAAACAGAAAGACTTTCAAATTAGATTACACCAACCGCAGGCAATAGCTTGCGGTTTTTTGTTTGCAATAATAAAAGCAGTGACCGAAATCACTGCTTATCAGCTATAGCAAATTCATAGAGCTTTTCTGCCGTTAGAAGCGCCATTTTGTCCATGCTTGTTTTTCCTTTTCTGAGGTCAGAAACAGTAGTCCAAGGAACTCCAGCACCTTGCGAAATAGCAGATGTAGACATCGGGCTGTCTAATAATTCTTGAATAATTTTTCTCATACTTATTTGTCCTTTTTATTTTTTAGATAAATATATACATTGACTGCAATTATAAAAATAGCTATCGCACTAACCATTGCTTTTCCTCTTTTCATTTGATAAAATAGAGGTGTGAGGGGCTTTCGCCCTCACCTCTTAGCGTTTACCTTTTTCTTTTGCGGGATTCGGGTTTACGCTTTTTGTTTTGCCTTGCGACTGTTATTGCAGTCACCAGACTTGCTATAGCAGTTACCGTTTCAGGGATATTATCTATCGCCTTTTCAAGTAACCTAAGCCAATCTTCTTTATTCAACTTCCTCACCTCCTTTCCTTATCTTGATTATATTATATCACGGTATACCGAGATAGTCAAGTGTTTTGATGAAGTTTTTTTAATTTTTTCAAAAA